CAAATAGCTGATAGAATTTTCGACTATTGGTTATCTAAATTGCCCCTAAAGGGCAAAAGAGGGGAGGAAAAAATATTTTAAATTAAATTGCAGGTAACGTTGAAGAATTGGCGATGGTTGGGAATTTGAAAAACAAAAGTTTAGTATGAGTACACAAGTTGATTTATTTACAAATGTTGATGGCTTAGATGTCAGCCCAACTATTGCCAATTCAGTGTTATGTGAAGGCACGGGTAATTTGTTGGAACTTTTTGCTGGCAGTCGTAGCGTTGGCAAGGTTGGTGAAGAATTAGGAATGAATGTCTTTAGCGTGGATTGGCAAATGTTTGACGGGATTAATTTGGCTATTGATATTGGCGAAATGAAAAAAGAAGATGTGCCTTTTATTCCTGATGTGGTTTGGGCTTCACCTGATTGTACTACATACACAATTGCAGCTATAAGCACACATAGGAACGGTACAGAACCTAAAAGCGATTATGCAAAAAAATGTGATCAAGTGAATAAGCATTTTATCTGGCTGATTAAAGAATGGTTGAAGATAAATCCTAATATGGTATTTTTTATTGAGAACCCAAGAGGTATGCTACGAAAAATGCCGTTTATGCAAGAATTTAAAAGGCACACAGTTTGGTATTGTCAATATGGAGATGATCGTGCAAAGCCAACAGACATTTGGACTAACAATGATGAATGGTTGCCAAGACCGATGTGCCACAATGGAAATAAGAATTGCCACCACCAACCAGCACCAAGAGGATCTAAAACAGGCACACAAGGTAGAAAAGGAAGTTATAACAGAAGTATGATACCTCACCAGCTTTGTATCGAAGTTTTAAATGCGGTGGGAAAAATTAAAACAAATTGAATATAACGTTTGACAGCTTTACGACTGTTACCGATAAATAAACCATAATCCTGACATCAAGAAAATGGTAAACAAATACAAGATAACCAATAACTTAAAACCAAAAACGGTAATAGCGCAAAACTGTTGTTATGTGATGGTTGCGGAATTTTATAACTAAATATTAATTTAAACACAGACGCTTTTTCTTTTATTTTTTAGAGCGTTGGCAAAAAAAACTTTATGGAACAATTAGCTACAAGGTTACTCGTTGATGAACTTAAAAGAAGATTATGTATAATTGAAAGAGAAGAAAATGAAGATTTACTTTCTTTTATGTTATCTACTTTTTTAAACGATTTAGACCAATTTTCAAAAATTGAAAAAGAAAACATTATAAAGTCTTTTGACAAAGGTTACGAAACACCTTTTTCTGATGATGATGAAAACTATACAAAAGGAACTGAATATTATTACGAGAATTATGGAAAACAAAATATTGAACGAGGATTGCTTGGATGCTATGAATATAATCCCGAATGAAAGTATTGATATGATACTTTGTGATTTGCCTTACGGAACAACGGCTTGTAAATGGGACACAATTATACCATTTGATAAACTTTGGGAACAATACGAAAGGATTATAAAACCGAATGGAGCAATAGTATTAACAAGCGCACAGCCATTTACAAGCGCACTTGTTATGTCTAACCCAAAGCTGTTTAAATACGAATGGATTTGGAATAAAAAAAGAGTTACAGCTCCTATGCTTGCTAAAAAACAACCTTTAAGACAGCACGAAAGTATTTTAGTATTTTATAAAAAACAATGCTGTTACAATTACCAGCCAACAATAAAAAACACCTCGAAATCTTTTTCAAAAAAAGAAATGTTTGATGGTAAAGGCGAAGTATATGGAGGAATGAAAAGGAGCGGAACAAGAAACGAAAACGAAATTGGCTATCCAAAATCTATTTTAAACGATATTCCAGTTATTACTAATATGAGTTCTGAAAAGTTTTTACACCCAACCCAAAAGCCTATTGCTTTATTTGAGTATTTAATTAAAACTTACACAAATGAAAATGAATTAGTACTTGACAATTGTGCAGGAAGTGGAACTACTGCGATAGCTTGTTTAAACACTAATAGAAAATTTATAGTTATTGAAAAAGAAAAAAAGTACTATGAAATGATTTTAAAAAGAGTCGGGGAAAAAATAAAAGAAAAAGATTTACAGCAACAGAGTTTGTTTTAAGACCGAACAAAGCAATCTCACATAACGGTTTGCGGCTTTGCGAAGTGGGGGAGTTTACCCATAAAAACCGATTAGAAGCACGAATGTTTAATTTAAGTACAAAAGTATGATAGAAGCACATAACCCCCCATTTTGCAAAACCGCTGTTATGCGTAGTGCGGTTTTCAATGAGGACTGTATCGCTGTTATGAAACGATACCCTGATAAATTTTTTAACCTTGCTATCGTTGACCCACCATACGGTAATATTGATGCAATAGGTTTAGCAGACAACAAAAAGAAGGGCAAGCAAGCAACCAAAAGAACAAATTACAAGCTGTTTGAAAACATTGCACCTGATGACGAATACTACATTGAGTTGGAAAGAGTATCTAAAAATCAAATCGTGTGGGGCGGTAATTTTTTAGGACTTTGCGGTGGTGTGATTGTTTGGCAAAAAAACGGGACTGCCTTTGGTGAAGCGGAAGTTGCAATTTGTAGCACACATAAAAGCGTAAGGGTTTTTGAATATACTTGGAATGGTATGCTACAACAGAATATGAAAGATAAAGAGATTAGAATACACCCTACACAAAAACCAGTTGCTTTGTATGAGTGGATTTTAAAAAATTACGCAAAGGAAGGCGATGTGATTTTAGATACTCATTTAGGGTCGGGTAGTAGTAGAATTGCTTGCCATAAAGCAGGGCTGGATTTTGTTGGATGCGAAATTGATAAGGACTATTTTGATAAGCAGGAAGCAAGGTTTAAAAATTTTATAGCACAAATGACTTTATGGTAGTCGGTAGCATTACGCATAACGTTTTGTGGCTTGTAGAAGTGGCGTTCAAACAAGCGAGTAGTTTCAGTTTAAAAACTATAATAACTGAGAAGCCAAATCATTAAATTAATAACCATACCAAGCCATTTTTACAAACTACTGTTATAGTTAGTGGCGGGTTTTAAAACTAAATTTATTATGAGTTTTTCAGAATTAACACAAGAAAATTGCAATCATAGATTTTGCGTAGATGACAAATATACTTCTACTTGTAGAATTTGTGGAGAAAAGAAATATAAATATGAAAATTTCGGTGTAAAAGTTGTAAAAGGATTGTTTGATATGAATCCTGAAATTGTAAAAGATGTAACGGATACAATTAATTATTTACACGATAATTTATTAATATCTTTTGCTGAATGGTATTCTTTTATGGAAAAAGAAAGTGATAACTTTTTAAATTTTTCAGATGAAGAAAAGCTAAAACTTTTTAGAGAGTGTCAAGAAAATAGATTGTCGTCTAAAAGAAGAAGAAAGTAGCCATTGACTATAACGTTTGTGGCTTTGTGATGTTGCCGAAAAAACACACCTAAAACTTTAAATTTAAGACATATTATGCAAGTACAAGACCGACTTGAAAATAAACCAAAAGTAGGCAATAGCACAAAACCGATGTTAGGTGCAGTTCCTTTTCACAAATTTCCTTACAATTGGAATTTAAAAGATGCCAACTTTACAAAAGACAAAGGCAAGGTATTTAGTTGTTTTGCTTGTGGTGGTGGTTCAACAATGGGTTATAAATTAGCTGGATTTGATGTAATAGGACACAATGATATTGATAAAAAAATGATTGAAGTTTATAAAGCAAATCATAACCCTAAATATTCATTTTTAGAAAGTATTACAACTTTTGCTAAAAGAAAGGATTTACCTAAAGAACTTTACGAACTTGATATTTTAGATGGTTCGCCACCTTGTAGCAGTTTTTCAATGGCTGGAAATAGAGAAAAAGACTAGGGCAAAGAAAAAGTATTTAGAGAAGGACAAGCTGAACAAGTATTAGATACTTTATTCTTTGATTTTATTGATTTAGCAAAAGAACTACAACCAAAAGTAGTTGTAGCTGAAAACGTAAAAGGTTTGCTATTGGGAGAAGCGAAAGAATACGTTATTAAAATTTATAAAGAGTTTGACAAAGCTGGATATTATGTACAACACTTTTTACTTGATGCTTCAAAAATGGGTGTGCCACAAAAAAGGGAACGTGTATTTTTTATAGCATTAAGAAAGGATTTAGCACAACCATTTTTATATTATGCAGATATGTTTACAGAATTGCCAAAAATTGATATGCAATTTAACGAACCAATAATCACATTAAACGATATCAAAGACAATAGTGCTAATGATGAAAAATGCGAAATGACTGATGTCAAAAGAAACATCTGGAACAATAGGATTAATGGAGATAGTGATTTTAGCTGCACATTAGGTAGAATTGAAAACAGACCAAATTCAATGTTTAACAATAACTATTTATATGGAAATAAACCATTAAATACTATTACATCAAAAAAGAATGATGTGCTTTTTGATGAACCAAGACATTGTAATTTTAACGAAAACACATCTGGACAAACATACCCAAAAGATTATAACTTTTTAAATATGCCTTATTTGTATTTATTAGGAATGAGTGTTCCACCTGTAATGACTGCACAAATAGCAACTAAAATATATGAACAATGGCTGTCGAAGTTGTAGATGCGTCTTTTGGAATTGCACCTAACGTATGGTGCTTTGCGAAGGCGGGGCTTAGAAGAACAAATGTTGAATTAACCACAAAAGATAATTAGATGCAGAAAGTTGAAAATATAGACGAAACCCCCGCTTTTGCAAAGCACGTGTTACCAGCAGTGCCTTCTTCGGAGGTTTATTTAGAAGATTGTGTAAAGGCATTAAAACGCTTTAACGATAAGCATTTTGATTTGGCAATAGTTGACCCGCCTTATGGAATTGGAGCGGACAAAGCCCAAAATAACGCTGCTATGCAAAGGATAAAAGCAGAAGGTAAAAGTAAAGCTGGTAGAGGCTGGAAATTATACGCTGATACTGATTGGGATAATGAAATACCTACCATTGAATATTGGGAGCAGTTATTTAGGGTATCTAAAAATCAAATCGTGTGGGGCGGTAATTACTTTACCG